GATGTTATTATCTGTGAAGGCGGTATCAGGGGCGTGTATAACGTCTGTGCCAACGAAGAGCTGATCAAAAATGATACCAAGATCAGCATTTATAATATCCAGCATCAGGATGCGGTGGTCTATCGCAGCGGCAATACTCTGGTGTTAAAGGCCGGCGGCAAGACTAATGAATACGCGCTGAAAGATGTGGAAAGCCAGGATCAGCAGGCGGCGCTTTTATCGACGGTCATCGAGAAGATCAGAAACGTACATCACAAAATAAAAAAACTGAGTCCGATACAATATCGAACTCAGTTTTTGTTTACAGCATAAAATTATGTGGCATTATTCCATAGCGATGACTTGTTTCCATTCGTTAAGGATTGGCTTAGGTACGGAAAGATATAAGTAAGTAGTTTCTTCATTGATTCTTTCCGCGTATACTGGTAATTGGAATTCTACATTTTCAGCACTTAAGAGAATACTTGCGAATTTGTTATCGAATCTAAGGGTTGCTTGGCGCTCAAGTCTAATATCAGGAGAAATAATGGTTTCTATTGTATAGATTTCTTTTCCATTGATTTTTATTTTGACATCTTCGTTACCGCTGAATAAATTGGTTACTCCGTTTTTATTGTGTATAGTTAAATAATAATTAGTGGATTGTGCAGAAATATACTTTTTAAATAAGTAATATTTAGGTAACTGTTTTGGCTGTTTGTCGCTAATACTATAAATTATTTTAGAATTATCAAAGTTGTTCGTTGTTTGAGTTATTTCTGCGTTTGCAGTATTAAAAAATGATAACAAAAAGCAACATATTATTAATTTTTTAAACATGTAATCAACTCCTAAAAGAAAGTAGGTGAAAATTTGGGTAAAGGTAAAAAGACGGGAAAATTGTTATTTACAGTTGGATTTGCTGCTTTAGGTTTTTATGGAGTAGGATGGGGAGTATGGTCACAGGGGACTGCCGTTTGGACAGGAGCTATGTACGGTGCTAGCATTGCATCTACTATTTGGTCAGTAGTAGCCAAACCAAATGCCTTCGGCAATCTTGACGGTGATTACAGTCAGGATGACTACAGTAAGTTCAGCACAACTACCAACGATATTTCGCAGGACGCCGTTATCCCTGTAATCTATGGTACTAGAAAATGGGGTGGTTTGCAAGTATGGCATAATCCCTATAACGGTGAAAGGTATCTGCAGAAGGATGTTGGCAACCGAACTCAGCAGGTAACGTTTTTAACGACGGTCATCGAGAAGATCAGAAACTTATATCACAAAATAAAAGAACTGAGTTCGATTCAATATCGAACTCAGTTCTTGTTTGTAGAGTAAAGTTACTTGATATTATTCCGTAGCAATGACTTGTTTCCATTCGTCAAGGATAGATGTTGGAATAGTGTATTCTACGTATTTAATTTGAGTTTTGTCTCTTGTAAATACAGGTATTTGAAGTTGAATGCTGTTTGCATTTGGGATTTCTTTGACAATATTAATTGAAAAAGGAATAGAGATTCTTGTTCTTTTTCCATAGTCATCTAAAGAGAAATTTTGGTAATAAACTTTAGAGATATCGTTATTGATTTTAATTTTGGCAGGTTCAATATTGACATATAAATCTTTCAATGTATATGGATTTTTCATAAATAAGACATAAGATTTGTCGGTAGAGTCATTGTTTAGTTTTCTCAAAACAATTTCAGTAGGCATATCGTTGCTTAAATTAATGTTTTCTTTTTGAAACACACTCATTACGATATTAGAGTCATCAAAATCATTTTTTTGGTGAATGATTTCAGCAGATAAAATATTATTAATAAAGAGAAGCGTAAATAAGATTGGTAAAGTTTTTTTCATAAAATCAACTCCTAAAAGAAAGTAGGTGAAAATTTGGGTAAAGGTAAAAAAGTTGGTAAAATAGCATTTATGATGGCTGGTTTTGCTTTTGGTGCTGCAAATACTGCAATGTTTGGATTAAAGGCTTCTCAGACTTTTGCAGCTGGTATGTATGGTATGTCAATCGCTTCGACCCTGTGGTCAGTTACACAAAAACCAAATGCCTTCGGCAACCTTGACGGTGACTACAGCCAGGACGACTACAGTAAGTTCAGCACAACTACCAACGATATTTCGCAGGACGCCGTTATCCCTGTAATCTATGGTACTAGAAAATGGGGTGGTTTGCAAGTATGGCATAATCCCTATAACGGCGAAAGGTACCTGCAGAAGGATGTTATTATCTGTGAAGGCGGTATCAGGGGCGTGTATAACGTCTGTGCCAACGAAGAGCTGATCAAAAATGATACTAAGATCAGTATTTATAATATCCAGCATCAGGATGCAGTGGTCTATCGCAGCGGCAATACTCTGGTGTTAAAGGCTGGCGGCAAAACTAATGAATACGCGCTGAAAGATGTAGAAAGCCAGGATCAGCAGGCGGCGCTTTTATCGACGGTCATCGAGAAGATCAGAAACGAGTGCGGCAATGGCTGGAAGATCGACGGCGCTGTTGACGACAGGACCAGTAAAGGCATCAACGCTAAAAATATGCAGTTCAATTCGTTCCAAGCGGTGGGTTGTTATTGCGATCCGGCCGACCCGACGCGTAATAATATGGTTGTGTTGGATAACAGGGGTTACGCTATCGGCAGTTTTGCTTTTAATGATTGCGTGGCGCCCGAGAATTTTAAGGATGTGGGCGGTTATACGAATACGGCCTGGATCAGGACCGACCTTGTTGCCAGCGGCAGGCTTAGCGGCGGTAACCCGACAGTCAACTGTATCGTGCAGGGGCAGCTGGTGAAGGTATGGAACGGTTCTGAATGGGTACGGGAATACAGCGAAAATCCGGCCTGGATCATCAGGGATTTTTTGACGAATAAACGGTATGGCACCGGGCACTGGATCTCGGAAGCGATGATCGATGACGACAGCTTTAAGGATGTGGCGGCCTATTGTGATGAAGAGGTGGAATATTTGGACGCCGAGGGCGAGAAGCAGAAGGTGCCGCGTTATAAATTGAATATCATTTTGGATTCACAGAAAACACCAATCGAGCAGTTGAGTTCTATGCTGGCGGTTGGTGGTTTATTTTTGACCTTGAACAGGCAGATCGCGCTGAAGGTGGAGAAGGAAGAATCGCCTTGTTATGCTTTTGACGATACGACGATCATCAAAGACAGCCTGTCGATCACGCAGACGGCGCTGGAGGAAACGCCGAACCGTTATAAGATCGGCTATTTTGATCCGTCGCAGAACTGGACGGAGATCAAGGTGGTGGTCGAGGATCTGGAAGCGCAGCTGGAGCAGGAGGGTAGGATCATTGAAAAAACGATCACGCTGGCGGGCTGTACGTCGCAGAATCAGGCGCTGCGTGTGGCGCGGCTGTATCGTGATTTGAACAAGACCTGTTCGATCTCGATTTCGTTCAGTGTGGCGACGCAGGGCATGAGCCTGGAATGCGGCGATGTGATCACTGTTTCTTATGGTGGTATTTTTACGGGGATGCCGTTCAGAATCACGGAGATCGACGAAACTAACGCGGGGACTTATCAGCTGACCTGCAGGCAGTATAATCCGTCGATTTATAACGATGAGCTGGGCGCGCCGATCGTGATGCCTGATTATACAAATTCCAAACCGCCGTATACTACGACGCCGCCTTCGGTAACGGGGCTGACTGTTGAGGAAAACAGCTGGACCAGCGCTGAGGGTGTTTTGCAGATGGGCATGGATATCACGTGGGACGATATGTATTATACATATCTGGATCACTATTCTGTCAGCCTGTCGCGGGACGGCGAGAGTTATAAAACGTACTCGTCAACTTTTGATACCAGTGCGACGCTGACTGGTTTGCAGCAGGGTGCTTATTGGGTTTCGGTGCAGGCGGTCAGCCGCGACGGTGTCAAGGGTGCTCCGGCAATTACAATGGTTACGGTCACCGGCAGGGATAAGCCGCCGCCGGATGTGACTTTGCTGGATGCGGAGCTGCTGCCGGATGGTACACGCCGTTTTTGGTGGAATTTTGATTATCCGAATATCAATGATATCGCCGGCTTTAAAATTAAGTATACGCAGGGCAGTAATCCGCAGTGGCAGACGGCTTTTGAGCTGCACAGCGGTATTGTTACGTCGCAGCCTTTTGAAACACAGGCGCTGCGTCAGGGTGTGCATACGGTTATGATTAAGGCCGTCGATAACGGCGGCAACGAGAGCGTCAATGCAGCCTGTGCCGTTTTGAATCTGGGCGATCCGTTGGAGGATAATGTGCTGTGGAAGGTGGATTTGGCCGCCGATGACTGGGATAAAACAGAGCATGACGGTGTTGTGGAAAACGGTGTACTGAAAGGTAAATCGATCAATGACGAGCTGTTGGTGCTGTCGCATCTGCAGCCGCTGGCTGGTGGGCAGCTGTGGCTTGAGTATGGTTTGAATTCGCCATCTACAGTCAAATATTGTCTTGGAAGCGGCAGTTTAGCCTGGTCAAAACCACAGGAAATGGCCTGGGGAGAGGCTTTGAATAGTTACTGGCGCTTCAGCGGTATTTTTAAACCGTATACCGGTAAAATAGTTATCAACGCAACAGATTCACTCCATTTGGAGGTTCATTCATTGCCTGAAGCTGATGCCAGAGCGGAGATCGTAAAGCTGAACGCAATTATCGACGTTCCGGACAGGGTGGAGAATTTCAGTAATCTGCTGATTCCGGCGGAAGGTCTGACGCTGCCGATCAAAACACCGTATTATTACACGACTTCAGTGCGGATCAATGCTATTCAGAGTGTGGTATCGGTGGCAAATGTAAAAATTATCACACGCAACCCGTGCAAGATTCAGATCATCGATGCGGAAGGAAAGCCGATAGAAGCAGTTTGTGATTTGACCTGGCAGGGATTTAGAAGGGAGCTGGTATAAAATGCAAATACCTAAATTTATAAAAAACATAAAAAAATACTTTATGTATGAAGGTTCTGCGACACCGACAACACAGGACGATCTGCAGGCCTATATGAAGAATGAACACGAAACATTGGAATGCCTTGTGGATGGCTTATGGCAGCCGGAAACAGAATATCAGGAAGGTCATATAGTAAGAAGCCCGAATATGGCTGCTGGATTTATCGCGGTTGCGAAAAATGCTGGATATTCTGCTACAAATGAGCCTGATTGGAATACAAACGCAAGAGAAGTTATTGATGGTTCTATTACATGGATCAAGAAGAAACAGGACAGTGGCGTTGGTTCTTGGGAAGCTTCAAAAGAATATAAAGTGAATGATACCGTACAGTTAGCAAATAACAGTGCGGTTTTTTTGTTATGTACAACTTCTGGCATAAGTGCGGTAAGTGAACCTGCTGTAACTTCACAAAGTTCTGTGACCGATGGCAGCGTTACATGGAAAGTGGTGGCTTATAATAAAGTCGCTGTTTTAAATTCTGCTGAACTAATAGAAGGTAAAAATATTCCTGATTGCTGGAAGTCAAATGAATCTGTTGCTGTAGGTACGATAAGATTTCTTTCTGACCCTGCATATGCTGGTTATTACCTGAAATGTGTGCAGGCTGGAACTACTGGTTCAAATGAACCGACAAATGTAGATTCGGGGGGACTTCTGTATAGATGGAACAGCTAAGTGGATGGTTTATTCTATATTAAAGTCACCTGATGCGTTCTTGTTAGGTGGTCAAACAGCAGCACAGATAATTGCGAATACTTTAGGTCAAGTTCCTGAAGGTATTAGTGTTATTGTAACAGCAGGAACAATAGGTAATGGGGGAACTATTCCTCTGCCAAGTGGATATACGAGAGCGCAATGTAAGTATGCTGTATGGGGTAGTAATTTTCCTTCTGCAAGGTATGGAGACTATGAAGGTGACAGAAGTGTAATCGTAAATCAAGCTACAGGTGGGGTTACTTGTCTCTTTTATTCTTATGATTCTGAAGGTGAAAGCTATACTACATATGGAACTGCTGGATACCTCTGCATAGCAGTAAAATAGAGAACGAAAGATAGCAAACAAAAAGTAAGGAGTGAAGCGAATGACGAGTGAGTATAGTAGGGGGGGACAATCCTCTCTGATGGTAGTGCAAAGTGGGAACTTTGCAAGATAGACGAAAGCGTATTAAGTAAGGATAGTGAGTTGTTGCAGGGAAAGACTGTTGAGCAGATAAAAAGCGAGACGTTAGCAAATGTACCTGCTAAGACCAATGTAACTGTGGTTGTAGGCGTTGTTAATTTCCCCGTACACTCAAGAACTGCGACAATTCCATTACCTTCTGGTTACGTAAGGTCACAATGTAGATATTTTATAAATACTGTGAGGTTTTCATATGATAATGATTCTAGTAATGCTTATTCTTGGGCATATTCTAGTATGATAAATCAAGGGAATGGAGTTGTTTCTCTTTCTAAATCGCCAGATGATTATGGTGGAATAAACATTCCTTATCTTTGCATAGCAGTAAAATAAATGAGGTGAAAATAAATGTATTATATTTTTAATGAAAATGGTGATTGTGTTGCGTCTTGCAACTATGAACCAGATGCAGCAGATTTGGCAAGTCGTAATGAAATGGCTGTAGTATCAGAAGAAAGTTATGATATCAGTAAAATAAAATTGGTCAATGGTGCGATTATTGAAGTAATAAAAGAACCTACACTTGATGAATTAAAAGAGTCTAAACTCTCTGAAATAGATATTTGGACAGAACGTAAAATTACAGGCGGTTTCGTTTCTGAATGTTCTGGTGAGACAGTGACTTATGATAGTGATAGAGATACTCAAAATACGGTTTCCAGTGATCTAAATACTATCTATCTTGCTCCTGAAGAATTTGCTAAAAACTTTCCTAATGGTTATCCGATGAGAGGTTATCCAAAGAGCAGTGATGTTAAACAGATATATTTCTTAACTAAAGATCAATTATTGCAATGGAATGTAGATTTAGGTTTACATAGAGGTATTTGTAAGCAAAATGGTTGGGAAAAACAGGAGCAGGTTAAAGCTATTACAGATAAGAGTGAATTAGAAACGGTTATTTTAGATTAATAAAGCGGGTGAATTATTAATGATAAATGATGGAACAGTAAAATGGGAAATAAGAAAGATAACAGTAGCAGAAAATAGTGAATTACTGAATGGACAGACGGCAGCACAAATAATTAACGAAACTTTAAGAAATGTACCAGCAAAAACAAGCGTTACTGTTATTGCCGGGAATGTGTGGACTACCAAAATTAGTGACACTTTAGGAGGGTTTATTAAAAATCCTAGAATGACGGCAACAATACCATTACCAGATGGATATGTTAGAGAACAATGTAAGTATTTTATCGATAAAAATCAAAGCTATTTAAATCAAGCTAATGGATATTATGAAATTGCTTGCGAAACAGGTGATTCTACATATAATATTTCGTATATTTGTATAGCAGTGAAATAGTTCTACAAAGAAGGTGTATAAATGGAGGTAATTTTACAGATTATTACTGGCGTTGTGGTAACCTTTCTTTCGGCGGTGGTTCTTAGGATGCAGGATGAGGCGAAAAAGGTGCAGCAGCAGCGCGAAGCGGAGACTAAAAAACGTGACGATGATTTTCTGGCGATCAAAGAAGGTTTGTGTTCCCTTCTTAATGACCGTATCGATCAGGCGCACGAAAGATATACCATGCAGGGCTATATGCCGGTAGAAAAGCGTTATAAATTTCACCGTATTTATAACGCTTACCACGCATTGGGCGGCAATGGCATTTGCACAGATTTGATGAAAAAACTGGAAAAGCTGCCGACAAGCCCGCAGGGAGAAATGCAGTGATGTGGCGTAGTTTTGTCGGATGTTTTTTGAGCGGGATGCAGGTAGTAAGCGATAAACTTAATATTTATAATGTCAGGCAGATGCACATGATCAATTTCGTGTGCATTTATTTATGCCTGCTTTTTACGTTGTTTTTAATTGGTTGGGTTTATCAATGGCTGTTCTTTAATATATTAGATTTAGACATGCTGTTAAAAGGGGTCAATGTATTGGGATCAGCTGGTATTTTGGCGCTGCTGCGGTATGTTACCGATAAAATAGCTGCTGCTAAAATCATGATCGACCGCAATAATAACGGTATCCCTGATGAAGAAGAAACAACTGACGTAAGATGTAAAGAAGGTGAGAATAATGTATGTAAGTAAACACTGGAGCGTGAGTGAATGGGATTGCTGGCGCAGAAATAAAAATGTTTATGCATGGGATGACGAAATGGGACGGCTGTGCACTAATGACAGTAAAACAGAAAAATTGTTCAGAATTCTGGATAGTCTGCGTGAATGTGATCCGGATTGGGTCATTAACACTACTAAATATCATACAGAATACGGCACCAGCTTTAAATCCGGTTTCCGAACGGTAGATGATGGCGTCAATACTGCCTGCGGCGGTGCTGTAGGCAGTTATCACACCAGAGGCTGTGCCGCTGATATTCATGTCGCAGGCAAAGATTACACGGCTGCACAGCTGCTGACGATGGTACTGACTGCTGCTGGTTGGCATGGTATCGATGGCTCTGAATTAGGCATTGGCTGTTATGGCGACTGGCTGCATCTGGATACTCGCGGTTATAGCAGCAGATGGTGAGGAGTATGATTGATTTATTAAAACAGTTTTGCGGCAATAAATATGTGCAGTATTTATTACTTTGTCTGCTGGTATTTATGGTTGGCTTTGTTTGCTGTTATCAAAAATATGTACCTGCTTATAAGCAGCAACTGGCAGTGTTGACAGCGACTGTTAAGGACTATCGGGAGCGTTCTGTTTTTATTGCAGCAGTAAAAAATAGTGAGCAGCAGGCAATCACTTATGTGCCGAAGGTAAATGGTGAAAAAACTGATGTTGAAATAACTGATGCGGAAAATAAGATAATAGTTAAATACAATGGGCAGGAAACTGTATTTCAGCCACAGCTGGAAGAAACACAAAAGTTTGAGCAGGGCAAGCTCGTTATCGACAGATCGCAGCAGACTGTGCTGGATATGACGGAAGCTTTTAATAAAGCTGTAGCGGCTGAGGCGAAAAGCAAAAACAGGCAGCGTCTTGGTAAAGTTGATTTCGGGACTTTATATAATATTGACAATGGCGATGCTTATGCAGGAATAAGATATAATGCAAAAATGTTTGATATAGGTGCTTATCATGGCGTAGGGAATAGCGATGTGATAATCGGTATACATGGTAAATTTTAG